TATGCTTGTACTTGCGTATGAACTTGCTATGCAGTTTGGAAAAGCCTTGGGATTTTTCAAAGAAAATCAAAGTCTTAAAAACCTAGCAGACAATTTTAGAGATATTTCAGAAAACTTAAAGACTGTTAATGATGAGTACAAAGAATTTGCTGAGGTTCAAAAGAAGCTAGCAGGAAGTGAAGGGGCTGGTTTTGACTCTCTAATAGCGCAAGGAAACTTCTTTTCAAATATAACAGGAAGTATAACAACTGCTGCTCAAGCAATGCGTGATTTTAAAGACGAAAATACACAAGCTCAAAAAACTCAGAAAAGACTTATAGCTACTGAAAAGGAAAGACTTAAAACAATAGCGGAACTAGAACAAAAACAAAAAGACTCCATGGCTATGGAATCAAGAGGAGGAGGGTTGCTACAAAGTAGTAGGCTACTTCCTTGGGCTGTTAACACGTGGGACAAATACTTGGGAGATGGACCAGATACGAGTATATTTGGGAAAGAGCAGGAAACACAACTACAAACTTTGAAAAAACAACAGGATGAGTTGACTACCTATAACGCAGGATTAAATCTTGTGGAAGAAGCAAATAAGGAGACAGCTGACTCCATACGACTCAATACAAGTGCAGTAATAGAATATCTTCAAAATCTTAAGGAGCGAGGACCTTCACAACAGAAGTATTTAGATGCTCTTATTGAACTTCGAAAAGCTGCGGAGAGTGGCTTGCCTATAACCCAGGAACAAATCAATAATATAGGCAAACTTGGCAAAAAGTTTGAAGAGACAGGAAAATTAGCACAGCATCTTAAAACACAGGAAAAAGAACTACAAAAACAGTACACACAAGCAATCAATGGGATTACTAAATATTCTACTTCTGTATCCTCGTTACAGAAACTCATAGAAGATCAAATAAAAACCCAAATAAAACTACAGAAGGTATCTGAAGATACAAAGGCAGTAGCAGAGTCAAAGGCGGAAGTTATTGCCTTACAAAAGAAATTAGACGTTTTAGAAAAGATAGAGGATGCGGAAATACGAATTGCAAACCAAAGAATTAAAGATCAGACAATATTTAATGCAGCTCTCCATGGTGCAACTGCCTTGCAAAAAGAACAGCTAACACTAGCGAAGAAAAGACTTGATAATATAAGACAGATACAGAATATAAATCTACAAATACATCTGGCAGAAGAAGAAGCAGAAAATGTTGCTGACACAAAAGTAGAGGCATATAGGCTGCAAAAAGAACAACTGATTCAGCAGAATGAACTTCTTTTAGAACAAGAAACTCTTGTATTTAAAATAATGGATGCAGGAAAGCAAGCTTTTGAAACGGGAATGTCAAGTGCTATCTCTAAAATACTAAAAGGTGAAGAAAGCAGTATAAAAGACGCCCTTTTAGGAATTGGAAAACAAGTAGCAGGGTCTATGATAGACGCTTTTTCAAAGAAAGCTACCACAGGTATTATGAATTTTCTCGGCATGGAGACAGACGAACAAAAACAAGCCAAAGCTATGCAAGACCAGTATGCTGCAGGAGCATTAAAACTAAAAACAGCACATACAGACGGTGCAGCCACAACCGCAACCGCAATAGTAGAGGCGATGGATGAATCAGCAAAGAAATTTGCCCAGGCTATAAAAGACGCTTGCCCCTCATGCACGGGTGGTGGTGATACACCGGGCGTTCCCGGGGCTGACGACGGACCTCCTGGTGCGCTCACTAATGCCCAAATACAAAGTGCTATGGACAACCCAGGAACATATGCATCCTCTTATGCTGCTGATGGTACAGGGGAGGGACTCAAAGGTAATATTGTTACCCTTTCCGAAGATACTATACTCAAACTTAGGGGTGAAGATCCTACGGCACTTGGGGCACCTGGTGCTGAAGGTGAAGGAAACGCAGCCCTTGCTACATTTGGTGGAGGTGGAAATGGAAGTGAAGGTGGAGGTGACGGAGAAGTACCAGGAGGAGAAGGAGGAGAAAAAGAAGGGTTAAAAGGAGTAATGGGGAAATTAACAGGCGAAACTGCAAAAATGGTGTCAGGCCTAGGACTAGCAGTCGCTTCCTTAGCAGGAAATAGTAAAGCAGCTCAAGCAGTTCAAAAAGTAATGGCTGTAATGACTGTAGTTACTCAGGCACAGACTATTTTTGGAAAATTAAAACTCTTAAAAGATAAACTAATGGGGGTTAAGGAAAGCGTAGAGACAAATTTAAACACCACAAACCTCGCCCTAAATACAAAAGCACTCGCCCTAAATACAGCAGCACAAGCAACTCCTGGTAAAAATGGTATTATTCCAGGATACGCAGCTGGGGGAATCTCAAGAGGCCCTAGATCTGGATACCCTGCTGTACTACATGGAAATGAAGCTGTTGTACCTCTTCCTGATGGTAGGAGTATTCCTGTATCAATGCCTCCAGGACAAGGTGGTGGTGGAATGCAAACAAATAATGTAGGAGTTACTATAAATATGGATAAAGACGGCAACGCTTCCTCCGAAACAGAAGGGGATAGTCAAGAGTTAGCTCAGCTCGGGGAGAGAGTTGCTATGATAGTACAAGAAGAACTAGTAAACCAAAAACGAAATGGTGGAATTCTTAGTCCTTATGGAGTAGCCTAATGCCTGATATTGGATTTCAAATCTCTGGTACAGATATAACGACAGCAACAATTCGTCCAGATAATGATCTTACAAGAAACTCTAAGCCAAAAGTAAGAGTTTCAAGATTTGGTGACGGGTATGAACAGCGTGCCGTCAAAGGGATAAATCACATTGAAGAAAGCTATAGAATCACTCTAAAAAACAGAGAGAGAACGGTAGCAGATGATATAGTAAAGTTTTTTGACGACAAAGGAGGAGTATCAAGTTTTGATTTCACCATTCCTAATGCAAATAGCTCCACAAATGATAGTTCTGGAAATCCAGTAACAACTATAAAAGTGGTATGTACTAATTGGTCGCTTAGTTATGCAAATGCAAACCATTATAATGTATCCGCACAATTTAAAAGAATATATGTATGAGCAATCCAAACTTATTAGCAGCAGACACACAAGCACTAGAAATAACCAGTGGTCTAGTCTCTTTATTTGAATTAGAGTACGAGCCTGACACAACTCTTTACTTTCACCCAGGCTTATCGTCAGCTGTTAGAATATCTAAGATAGACGGAACCACTATTACAACGAACAGTTCTCAGTCTATAACTGTAGGAACTGATCTTACTTTTAAAGGTCTGGATACTGCGGGTAGTGCAGTTTCTGTTACAAAAACTGTTGCTGGGGGAGACCCCTCCAATAATACACTCATATTAAACAATTCTAGTAGTTTGCACGTGGGAATGGCTATAACGGGGCCAGGGGTGCTAGATACAGATTATTCTCCTGTAGTGTTTGATGGAAACATATATTACGCACTTCCTATGGAAATGTCCGATTTTGAAATAAAGTCAGACGGAGCATCTGCTAGACCCACTCTTGCAGTAGGGAATGTAGAGAGCATTCTTAGAACTTCCTCCGTTTTTCAAAATGCAGACGACGGGGGCTCTACAGGATTATCAGAGTTCTCTATGAATAAGCTAATAGGGAAACGAATAGTTAAAAGACAAACTTTAGAAAAGTATTTAACTTTAGACCCCACAAGTATAAGCACTAAAGCAATAGTTGAGTACCCTAAAAGAACTTATATAATGGACTCTATCAAACAACGCACGGATCAAGTAGTTGTCTTTGAGCTTGCAAACCCCTTTGATCTTCAAGGAATACAACTACCTGGGAGACAAATTATAGGAAAATACTGCCCTTGGGCATACCAAGGTTTATCTTTCTCCACTCCTAGCGGGGCGTGTTCTTGGAGACCAAATGGAGAGATATCGGTAGACGACGATGGTACTGAAAGAAAATATTATGTTTATTTTACGGATCTTGATGAGCCAATAGTTTGGAAATATGTAATACATAATGCAAATAATACTATACAATCCGGCAAAACACACCCAGGGGATACAAGCACTTCTTTTGCTATAAACGCTTTAGTTGCTTTATCAGACGGATCAGGTGGTTATACTTATTGGAGATCTGAAACCGCTTCAAATACTACTATACCCTCTATATCTAATAGTGCTTGGCAACAAGTTAGAGTGTACGTACCTTATGTCGCAGGAACCACTTTTTCCCCTCATGCCACGGACAGCATGAGAAGTGACTATGTTGTTCACCCAGTAAATAATGCAGGAACTGTAGCAGACGCAAGTTTTGATTTTACATCAACTTCTACAGTCTATAGAGTAACTTTAGCAAATAACAGTATTACTCCTACAACTCCTTCTAATTATTGGACTAGAGGAGATCAATGTGGAAAATTATTGTCTTCTTGTAAATTACGTTACCAAGCCAAAAATATAACGGGGAGTGCAAACGCAAATCAAAATACAATTCCGCTTGTAGATTTAGATACGATTCAATCTCTTCCTTATGGTGGATTCCCGGGCAGTAGAAAAATATAATGGATTTATATACAGAAATAAAAGAACATTTTGATAAAGAGTATCCAAGGGAAGGCTGTGGTCTTATTACCGTTATAAAAGGTAAGAAAAGATGGTTTCCAGTTACAAATATAGCAAAACATAATGATGATTTTCTTATGGATTCTGAAGAATACTTCAAATTATTTCTAACAACAGATATTGTAGGAATAGTACATAATCATATAGGAGACAGTTCAACCCCAGGAAAAACAGATATAGAAGCTTGCAATACTATGGGAATCCCTTATTATATATTTAGCTACCCTAATATGGACCTGACCGTGGTTGAGCCCGAGAAGAATACAACAGATTTATTTGGCAGAGAGTATAAGTTCGGTATTAGGGACTGTTTTGAGGCTATGAGAGATTATTTACTTTCTAAAAATATAGTCTTACCTAAAAGAGCTATGTTTGAAGATAACTGGTATAATAAAGGATTAGATTATTTCTGTCCAGAAGTAATAAAAAACTGGAAGCACGAAGAGATAGATTTAGCAGATTTAAAAGAAAATGATGTACTCATATTTAGAGTGCAAGAAGAAACAAACAATCATTGTGGGGTATATATTGGAAATGATATTTTTTACCATCATGCAGTCAATAGACTCTCATGTAGGGAAAACTTGTATCCTTTTTGGTACCAACACCTGGTAGGAGGTTATAGATATGTTGCGTAAGTTATACTTAGCAGGAGACATGGGAGAAAAATTCGGAAAGGTTGTAGAAGTGGCAGCTAGTAGTGTCCAAGAAGTTCTGCAATACCTTGATGCAAACCATGAGGGGCTAAAAAAATATCTGATAGATAAGAATGAAACCCAGATAGGTTTTAAAATTCAAATTGCAGATGAATATATAACAGATGAAAAAGAATGTTTACTACCCTTAGACAAAGGGGATATTATTATTACTCCTGTCCCAGTAGGAGCAAAAGGAATTTTCAAAGTAATAATAGGAGCTATCATGGTATACCTAGCAGTAGTTACATTTGGCTTAACTGGGTTTGCCCTCTATGCTATGGTGGGCGCTGGTATGATGATAGCTATGTCGGGAATAATGGATCTTATGATGCCAGATCCGGCAACGGATAATCAAGAGGACCAAAAAGAAGGATACATATTTCAAGGAGCTGAACAATCTATTCCTGAAGGGGCTCCTGTTCCTGTATTGTACGGGGAGTTAAGAGTCCCGGGCAAGGCAGTTACTTTCGATTTAAGAAACACAACAGAGGGCTTAATGTCTTCTGAAAATGGAGGGGGCTCTTATGCTATCTCAGGGGATAAAGAAGGAAATATTATTCGTTATCCTGCGAGTGCCGAATAATGTCAATGTTTTATTGGGATCCCAATACTCCTATGCCAGGAACTCCTGGGTATGATGACGCTACTCTAGCGTCTATAACTGGCTCGGATATTCAAGAAGTTTCTATTACAGATTTAATTTCAGAAGGCCCAATAGAAGGCTTGGTAAATGGGGAAGCGTCCGTTTATCTAGCAGGTGATCAGCTGTCTGATATAAATAGAGTTCTTGTAGAAGGTGCTAAAGCAGAAGAGACAGGGGAGCCTCATACTATAACTTTTGCCGCCGCCTCTTCTTTTAATCAACCCGTTACAGCCTCCCTTAAAGATAGAGCAGGAAATACCGCATATTTTAACAATCTAACAGAAACTTATACTAATGAATATGTTTATCGTTGGCTTACGGTTCATTCAACTTCTTCTGCAAAAGTAAAAATAGAAAGAATAACTAAAAAGACACACTCAAGTGCTGGTGTTTCGTCAATAGGGGACATAAGATTGTGTGCCGTAGCCAGCACCTCCCCTTTTGCGGAAACTACCTTTTTTGCTCAAAGTTTTAAGAGTGCCCAGCGGGGTGGAGTATTATTCAACTTAAAACCAATAATTAGAGTTAAGTTACCTAGTGGGCAGATTATAAAAGGAGATTTAATTTCTACACATGATACAGGTTATAGCTCCCAATTAAACTCAGGCTCTACAAAACGTGCTATTTTTAAACCTATTTCTACTATTGCTACTATTGGAATCGAAGAGAATGACGTATACGCAGACGATACTAATGAAGTTTATGGAGAAGTATTCATAGATAGAGCTATAAAGGTAGAGATTAGGACAATTAGCAGTAATAATGTTATTTATATACCAAAAAACAGCGATGCTCTTGCCGTTACTGATAAAGAATTTACTTTAGGATCTGAGATAACAATAAAAGGATCAAGTACTACTGGAGGAACCCCCGATGGTTCACAAAAGTACCCTGGATCTTCTCTTGAGTTTCGTGTCGGAAACCGTATTCAGGAACCTTTCTATCAGATAGCAGGACAGGGAACCGCCTCTTTTCCCGTATCTCTAACAGGCAATCAAGGTGATAATTTCGATAATACAAACAGCTACCCTACAAGTATTCCTTCGGGGTACCCTGATCTTTCCTCTCTGCCTACCGGAATGGTACAAAAAGTAATAGTATTTAGTACCTCTTTTACAAGCGCACAAATCAATGAAATTGATCGTATAAAAATAAATTTTGAGTTCCCAGGGGGTCATTATGCAATGGACGAAGAGGGTGAAGATCTACAGTCAGGAGCTGCTTTTAATATAGAACTGCAAGGATCTGAAAGCGGAGGAGCTAATCCTACGGACTGGAAGGACCTTACAGGGGGAGCGTTTAAATATCAAAAATGGTTTGGGGTACAAAAAACTGCTATTACTTATACCGTTGAAATACCTGTAAATACTTTTTTAGACATAAAAGACATGAGGCTACAAGTTACTCGTCTTACTCCAGATGGACAAAGTAATAGTAATAACCATACAGGAAGACTAAATGGTGCAGGATATATTATTCAAGGTCAAACTTCTGGAATAAGTGCCGTAATGGACAATGTAAAAATAAATCAAGTTATAGCAATTATTGACGAAAAACTTGAGCACCCTTACTCTGCTATGGCTTCGGTAAGATTTAGCTCAAAAAGTTTTACTTCGCCCCCTAAGCGAGCGTATCATGTGAGAGGGATGAAAGTAAAAATCCCCTCAAACTATACTCCTCGTCACTTATCAGCAACGGGAGTAGCAACTTATACAGGATTATGGAACGGAGAATTCAGCGATGAAGGCACCAGTAACTCTAGCAGCCTTGGAATAGGAACGTACTATACTGATAACCCTGCATGGATATTTTATGATATTCTTATAAATAATAGATATGGTCTAGGCGATTTTTTAACCCAAGCTGATATAAATAAGTTTCAACTTTATAAGATTGCAAAGTATTGTGATGAGTTAGTTCCCACAAGAGACGGAGGAACCGAGCCTCGTTTTACTGCAAATTTATATCTTACTAAAGCCACAGAAGCCTATAAAGTTCTCAAAGATATGGCAACTATTTTTAGAGGTATGTTGTATTGGATGGACGGGCAGATGTCAACAATACAGGATGCTCCTGCAACTCCTATCTATAACTTTTCAGAATCAAACATACTCGAAGGTACACTCGTAACCCAGAATACCGCTAGTAAAAGCAGAGCTAATCAAATTACTGTAGTTTGGAATAATCCCTTATCGGCATATAAGCAAGAACCCTTAATAATAGAAGACAGGGATAATATAATTGAGACAGGAAGAATACTTCGTAGGAAAGCGGTTGCTTTCGGATGCACTTCTGAAGGACAGGCAATAAGATTCGGAAGATGGAAAGCATGGACAGCAATAAATCAAACAGAAATTGCTACATTTAAAACTTCTGTCAATGCCAGTTTTTTACAGCCGGGAGACGTGGTAAATGTACAAAGTAAAGCAACTTCAGGAGTCAATTTTAGTGGAAGAATATCTGCTTCTTCAAACTCTGCAATCACACTAGATAGGGATATTGCGTCCATCTCTTCCGAGGCACAGGTGGATGGAGGAGCTACAGAAACATTTACTTTTCAGTCCGGGTCTGATTACTCATATGCTTTAACGTTAGTAGTTATGAAACGTACAGTAGTTCTTCAGCAAGACGCTTCTGTAACTGTAACTCATGGGGGAACCGCATATACTTACAATAGAGGGGATACTGTCACTTACGGAAAGATTGCAGGAACCTCAACACAGCTTATAACGAACAGTGACTCGGATGAACAAGTAAAAACAAAAATTTTAAATATACAAGACGATAACGGAAACGATATGATAGTGGAGTTCAGAAACTCTACTTCTGTTGAGACTAAGTCTTTTACTTCCTCTAATGTATCAGTTGTTAATGGAGTAACTCAGATAGCAATTTCTAGTGCTTTTTCAGGTACTATTCCTTCTTCTACTGTGTGGGGTATTAAAGAGACTTTCAAAAATAGAGACACCCTACCCTCTTACAAAGAATACAAAATTTTAGGCATAAAACAAGATAAAGATGATAACTTTGAAATACATGCGGTAGAGTTCTATAACAGCAAGTTCGATGCAATTGATAAAGATACAAGAATAGCAATAGAAGACCCTGTTAATCGACCAGAACCTGCTCTAGTTCCGCAACCTGAAGCAGTATATGTATTTGAAACCCCTAGGCACAAACAGCAGAATCAAGAATTACAAGTTATGTGGGAAACTCCTATAAACTCTGATGGTACAGAGTATGAGCACCTACGATCTTTCGTACTCCATATAGAACCAAAATTACCTGATGGAACTGATTTAATTGATATTACAAATGCCTCTAGGAGATTGATGAGATTTAACGATGTCCCAGACGGTATTTTTAACTTTGGGGTACAAACTATTTCAAAAGAGGGTAGAAGATCTGAAATAAAATGGCAGGTAATAGACGTAAAGGATAAGTTCAAAGTATCTTGTTCTAGATCAACACAGGGAGTTCCTCTAGGTATAAGATCAAATACTAAAATGTCCTCCGATACTAGCACATGGTCTATGAATAAAGCTGACTGGGCAATGCAATCTCCAGGAGCTCCAGGCACAGTAGTAGATAATGCTAACACAGGAACGGCTGCAACACACCAACAAAGTCTAACTGCTCTTTCCTCGGGGGATCGCGGCTATATATATTTTGATGCAGATGCAACCACAGATTACTTCAAACTAGCTGCTCCTGTTGCCGCAGATTTTGAGAACACGTCTCAAGGATACTGGAGAGACTTAACACAATATGCAGCAGACGCAGAAAACGACTGGACAGACTGCACCAATAATGCGGACGCAAGAGTAACCGTTGCTCCTAGAACTAATAAAGTTATTAAGAGTGAAGGAACCACCGCTTTTCTATCAAGATTTCAGATAGGAGATATAATTCGAATAAAATACGATTCGAATAAGTATGTGGGTGCACAAGTAGCTTTTATACAAGACGATGATACTCTATATGTAGACAGAAGACTAAATCATACAGATTCTACAATTACTAGTGTTGATGAGGCGAAAGCTATTGCAAGAAATACTTTGCGAAATGATACTGCAAATGATGCTCTTATAGCAAGAGTAAGTAGAGATGGTAGTAACTATACTCATACTCCTATAAATTGGATAGAAGATGTATTGCTTACAGGACTACGAGCACTTATAGTTGATTCAAATATAACAATATTAAACTATAATGCAGCGGGGTCGTTACAGAACAATGCTGCGATTACTATAACTGCGGATGCAACTGCTTATACAGCTCCAGAGTTTCAAGTAACTGGAGGAGGCTTCTCCGGTGTAAGCACAAGTGCCGATGGAGGGTTTAGTACAACTGGAGTAAGTGGGCAGACGCTAACTAAACAAATACATAATGGAAGCACTACTATAGCTATGGGGGATAAGTCTCCTCTTGAGTTCACGGTTGCAGTAAGGGAGTCTTCCGATCAAAGCAACGCAAAAAGTAAGACATTTAGAATTGCAAAAGTGCAGGATGGCACGGTAGGAGACGATGGAGACGATGGAGCTGAAGGAAAAAGAAGTGTTCAAGGATATATTTATTTCCGTACTACTAACTCTACTAATCCTTTTGCATCTGGAGGAACGGCAACCTATAATTTTACTTCTGGAACAATAACGGGAAATTTAAGTACAGGATTACAGCCACAGGCCACCGCAGCAGGAGGTTATAGTAATCAGGCTTATATAGTAGATATAACTAGTAGTGACTATTATTGGACGGCAAGATACTCGTACACGGATTCAAGCGCAGGAACCACTTCAAATACTGTTTCAGCAACTATAACTGCTGCTGTTGCGCACACGGTTTTTTCAGGTGTGGTAACTTTTAACAATGGAACTAACCAGTTCAATCTACCGGGAGGAACTGCTGTCACAACGATAGATGGGGGTAGCATTAAAACTGGAAGAATAGAATCCGCAACTTTCGGAACAACAGGAGGAACAACAGGAGGAGGAACAAGATTAGAATTAGTTACTACGTCATTGAACGATAGTGATTCTGTTCTTGAAATAAGGGACAAGACGGGAGCCTCTACCTTTAAGATAACTAAAGACGGCTCTATCTCGTCCACAGTTTTACAAACAAATAGTAGTAATAAAACAGACGGAGAAGTAGGAGGTTGGGAAATAACTTCAACTACGATCAGAGGAGTGGTTGGTACTGACAATCTTACTTTAGACTCCGCAAACAACAGAATAACGATTACCGATGACGGTACTGAAAGAGTACGAATCGGTAAGCTAACATAATAACCACCCAAAAAATAAAACTTGACTAAGCAGGTCCTTTGAGATATAATTTCAAAATGGAGAAAATACATGAGTGCGGGAACATATAACTTAGTAATCGATCAAGGCTCCGACTTTGCGTTGGACTTGGTGATTAAGCAAGCAGGAACAGCTCTAAATCTGACTAATTACACAGGTCGGGCACAGCTGCGTACGTCTGTGGATGCTAGCTCTGCTTCTGCATCCTTTACTGTTACAAAGACAAATGCTTCCGAAGGAGCATTAAAAATGCAGTTACCTGCAGCAACTTCTTCGGGCATTTCAGCAGGAGAGTATGTTTACGACTTAGAAATCTATACTTCAGGCGATTCTATAGTGAAAAGAATAATACAAGGAACAGCAACTATTACACCTGAGGTAACTAGATGAGCGGACAAACTACTTTGGAAGTTACGGAGAGTGTTACAGAAGTTTCCGCTTCTGGAGATACTGTCACTATCACCCTCACGGATGACGTAACCGAAGTACAAGCATATACTTTAGCTATACCCTTTGAAGTACCTGGGCAAATTACAGCGAATAATGTAACTGTTACTCCTTATAATACCATTGCTTCCACAAATTTACAAACAGTTTTACAGGGGTTGGCAGATCAAAATTTTCGTGGTACATCTGCTCCGTCTGGCTCAACTGTGTCAGAGGGGGATACCTGGTATGATACAGATGACGATCAATTAAAAGTCTATAGAGAAACGAGTTCTGGGGTCTTTGCATGGGTTCCAATAATGGTTGGAAACATATCAGCTGACTCAGACACAATAGACGCAGGATCCTATTAGGATATTCGGAGTTATAAATGGCTCAAACAATTCAAATCAAACGTACTACAGGTACGGGTAAAGATAGTTCTGTAGAACAAGGAGAGCTGTTTTATGCGTATGGATCTGGTGGTACTTATGGAAAGCGTCTTGCTATTGGTCATGTCAATGGTGGTGGAAACACCCCTGAGATTATTGGCGGGTCTATCTTTATGGATATGCTCGACCATACCGCAGGAACACTTACTGCGAGTAGTGCGATTCTTGCAGACTCAAATTTAAAAATTGATGCCCTTAAAATAGGAAACTCAAACAATGCAGGAAGCGTTGAACTATTTGAGGCTTCTTCCAATGGCACTAACTCAATTAAGCTCTTGGCTCCCGCAAGTATTGCTAGTGATATAACATATACTCTTCCAGGAACTGTCTCCAACGGACAGTTTTTAACTACAGACGGGTCTGGAAACTTATCTTTTGCTGCAGTATCTTCTACTCTTACTATTGCTGCGGATAGCGGATCAAATGATAACGTTACAGTTGGTAGTGATACTCTTACTTTTGAAGGTACAGCGAATGAAATTGAAACTACTGTATCTGACAATAAAATTAACATTGGATTTCCTACTAATGTAACAATATCAGGAAATCTTACTGTATCAGGTACAACTACTACTGTGTCCTCTACTACTGTTAATGTTGCGGACTCAATGCTTGCACTTGCAACAGGCAATAATTCATCTGATGCAATTGATATTGGTTTTTATGGTTTATACGACACCTCAGGGTCACAAGATGAATATTCAGGTCTTTTCCGAGATGCAACAGATGAGAAATGGAAACTTTTTAAAGATAACCAAGCAGCTCCAACAACAACTGTAAATACTTCGGGAACGGGCTACTCTGTAGCAACACTTATAGCAAATATTGAGAGTTCTGCTGTAGATATTACAGGAGGAACAATTACAGGTATTACAGACCTAGCAGTTGGAGATGGTGGAACAGGACTTTCAGCAATTGCAAAAGGTTCTATACTGGCTGCAAATACAGCAAACGTACTAACAGCTGTAGATGGTGGAGGCTCAACAGATAAAATGTTATTATATACGGCATCATCAGATACGATTTCATGGTCAAACGCTATAGATGGCGGAACTTATTCTTAATAGGAGATAGCAATGGCAATGGTAATTAAGCCAAAGCGGAAGTTTACGGCAGGTGCTCCCTCTACTTCGGACATAGTAGAGGGTGAAATTGCAATAAACACCGCTGATAAAAAATTATATGTTCGTGACAATGCGAATAATATAATCGAAATTGGCGGAGGTGGGGCAGGAGGCTCTACTACAGAGGTAACTCAGAATAGTCACGGGTTCGTAGCAAAAGATGCCATTCGCCATAATGGTTCAACATGGGTAAAAGCACAAGCAAATGATGCATCAACTTTAGCACTTGGTATAGTAACTGAAGCGGCTACAAATACTTTTACAGTCGCACAGTCAGGAAGGTTTGAGATATCTTCGCACGGACTGACAGTTGGACAATGGTACTACTTAAGTTCTTCTTCAGCGGGAGGGTTAGTAACGACAGAACCCACAATATCTCAACCAATAGTATATGTTGAGAGTTCAAGTGTTATTTTTGTTTACCCTTATCGTCCTACAAACTTACTTATCAATTCGGACGCACTTACACCGGGCGATAACACAGTAACATCAGCAAAGATAGTAAATGGTACAATCGTAGCAGATGACTTAGCAACAAACGCGATTACAACAGTCAAGATAACAGACTTAAATGTTACAACAGGTAAAATAGCGGATAATGCGGTAACTCTTGCAAAAATGGCAGGTGGG